CTCCTAGAAACAAATCAGCAGGGTCTAATGTAGGTGTCTCTTTATTCTCAAAATATTCCATGATTCGTTTTGCACCATGGGGTGACATCAAGATTGCATGATTACCGTGTGTATGTTGAACGATAGGTAATACTCCCGTATCAGTCTCCTCGGGTGGTTTCCCCCATGATGGTTTACCAAGTGTCATACATCCGTCATACTCTACTTCAGGTATGGGTGCAATCATTCTAGCATCGTGTTCTAAAATTAAAAAGTCTTCATTATTATGTACACATCTACTCCATAGTGATAGTTGTGATGCAAACGTAGCAGCAACACAATCGGGTCTTGGTTCTCTTTGAAGTCGACCCCCATAACATTTTTTACCTGTTATAGTGTCTATGATTTTTAATGGATTATCTTTAGGTGTAAATGCTGGATATAGATTGACATCCAATCCAAATTTTCTACATGATTCGATACACTTGTTTGCACTCTCTAACGATTTCTCGTGGTGCATAACTGTAATTACAAATGCTTTCATCCAAAAAAACTATCCAATGATGCAACTGGTTCTACGTTCCAGTTAATTTTCTCTACGATGACTTTGAGTGGTTCAACAAACGACTTGTCAAACTGCATGTCGTAATCCACATACCTGTTCAAGTCAAACTCTTTTGGTAAAACAGATGTAAATGCCATCACATTTTCGTTGAGAGGATTAGGCATAGATAGATACGTGAAGTGTATCTTGTCACCATTCTTAATCTTCTCATACCTCATGTCCAAGTCTTTCTTCTCTAGTAAGTTGTTGTACAAGAGAGAACCTCTGACATGAATCGGTGTTCCCTTTGTATATATTGTAGATGAGTCTGCATATTGAGCAAGGTTCTTACACCCCCTAGGGAATGCAACTTCTTCTACAGGAAGGTTTCTGAACTCCTTACGTGCAGTTTCTACGAACTCCCATAGTTCTTTCTCAGTTCCCCTCATCACGACCTTGAGTGCTTGTTCTAGTTTTCTACGAACCCATTGAGGTGTTGATGACTTTGCAGTTTCGATACCCATCATTTTGAGTTTGGGTTCGGTCATTCTGACACCTTCATTGTCATACACATTGAGAATGTATCGTTTCTTTGCAGTCCAAATACCACGGTCTGCAATCACCTCACGTCCCATTTCCATCTTCTGTTGGAATGCATTCGTGTATTGTGCGAGGTCAACGAATCCTTTCTCCAAGACACTTTCGATTTGACCTTCTGCTTTAGATAGAAAGTCAATAACCTTGTCCTTTGGTGTATCTTCGGGTAAGACTTGTGACACTAGTTTGTCCATTGTGATGTAAACTGAATCAGTGTCAATTGCAATCACATAGTCTTCGTCTTCTGTTTTGAGAACTTTGTTAAGATACTCATTGATTGTTTTCTCTGCCCATTGAATAACTAACTGACCACTAAGTGTAATCGCCTCTGCAAGGTCAATAGAAAAGAATGCGAAGTATTGATTTGCAAGAGCACCATAAGCAGAGTTCAGTGCAATCTTTCTGACCTGTTGATTGTTGTAAGCACGTTTGATTTCTACATCGAGTTCTTTCTTACGTTTGATATCAGTACAAGACTCCTTCTCCTTTTGGAATTCAATCATCTTCTTCTTCCACATCTTACGTTCATCATAGAACTTCTCCATGAGTTCGGGAAGGAATCCTTGTTTGTCTCTCTTGAACATGACTCCGTTAGGTGTCACTGTTGTGTCTGTTTGATGGATGTAGTGTAAGTCACACTCCTTGTTCAACATACGCTTGACACTTGTGTCTTGACGATGACCCATAATCATTTTCTCAGGTGAAATATTGAACTGCATAATCAAGTGTGGATACAGTGAGTTCAAGTCAAAAGACATAACCCAGTTGTGACCACCGACTTGTGGTTCCTTGACATATGCACCAGCAATAGGTTTGAGTTTATCATTACCAGTCTTTAGTCTTTGTGGTGGTGTCTGAATGTTTTGGTCTTTCAAGAAGTTGTAGATAATGGTTTCCCAATACTTCACCATCCCAAAGACATCTGCATAGTTACACTTAGCATTGTATGCCATGGTCTGAGTTAGTTCGATGAATCCTAGTTTCTCTTCTAGTTCTTCGACCAACAAAACGTCTTTAACATTATACTCAAGAAACTTTGCATAATCAGATTTGTAAAGTGTATGAAGATTACCATACTCTGAGTAATCTAATTTACCAGTTCCCAGTTCGACCTGAGCAATGTGGTCTAGTTTGTATGATTCTTGATTGACGAATGTATGTTTACGATAGAGTTCAAGGTAGTCAAGTACATTTACACCATGTAAGGTGTATACCATATTTTTCTGATAACCATAAGTGGTGAACTCTCTGCAATCAGATTGACCCCACGGTGATAGTTTCTTGTGTTCACCTTCACCAAATAGTCTATCAATTCTGTTGCAAAGATATGTGATATCGAATGAGTTTACGTTCCATCCTGTAATGATATCAAAGTTCTCTTGTCTCCAATACTTAACAAACTCTGTAAGTAGGAATGCTTCGTTCTTGCAGTTGTGGTAGACGATATCGGTCTTGTCATGTTCCCATGGGCCGATACCAAACACATGAGCATCCTTACCCATAGGTTTGATACAGATTGCATTGACTCTCTCGTTTGCAAGCATAGGTTCAGGAAAACCATCTTCACACTCACACTCGATATCTAGTGTTGCAACTTTGACAACACTTGCATCGTATTCTATGTCACCTTGGAATTTATCTGCGATGTAGGTATAGACCCAACGGTCATATCCATGGATTTCGAATCCTTCGACACCGTTGTATCTATCTTTGAATTTCTTTGCACCACCCATAGAATTGAGGTTGACCATTTCAAGTGGTCTACCATCTAGAGCGTGGTAAGGTGTGTCACCTTTTTTGGATGGGATGTATAAGTTAGGACGATAAGAGACTGCAAGTTTGACTTGTTTGTCTCCTTTGTATCCTCTTACAAGTATTTTGTCTCGTGACCGAGTGACATTTGTGTAGAAATCCATACTGTAATAATACTACAGTTGGTCTATTCTGTCAAGGTCTTTTGTGGTCTCTCGTTCAATATTTCTTGAACTGCTTCGTACTTTTCTTTTGCAGTTGCATACTTCTCGATTTGAGTATCAAGTGCTTGTGCAACATCGGGATGTTCCCCTATACCAGCGGGATTGTTTTGATATACATTAATATTTGCCATCGCAATATCCATTTCACCTTGATATTGTGATGCAAGTGCTTTTAATAAACTTTCTCTACTCATTTCTTATTTCCTGTAGCGACCTTATAGTTTGTTACAAGGTTTGGTCTCACGTTGAATACAGTAACTACTGAACTCAATTCAATTTCAAAAGTGTAGGTCTCAGCAAACGGTAACCATGGTGCAAGTTGTACTTCCATCCTACCATCTACTAAGTCTACGATTAATTCTTGTGCTTCTTCCAACACTATTTTCTTGCCACCAAAGGTGCCTTTCTTTTCAGAATACCACCCCATGACAATTTCACCACCAATGAGTTTGACGGCTTTAATAGGTTTAGACATTTCTGACGATTTCTTGTAACTCTACTGAACGTCTACCGACTTGTTTAAACCATTTGCTGTCTTCCATTTCGACTGCCATCTTTTCCCAGTCACCAGCGATTACAGCATTCCACATGTTATTGAATCTTGCGAATCTTGTACCACCTAGATTGAATGTCATGTTAATCAAGACGTGTTGAATATCTTCAGGGAGACTATCAAAGTCTTCACCACCTTTTGATTCATACACATGGATACACTCTTCTACGTGTTTGTCAAAGTCAGCATCGTAGACTTCTTCAACTCTACCATCTGATACCATTGTACCTTCAGGAAGACCGTACTCTTTATCTTCTTCAGTAATCAAGTGACCTACACCGAATGTGAGGTAACCTAGCGAATCTTTATAGATTTTTTTGACATCGCCTTCGTGTCTTCTAATCTGTTCCTTCAATACTTCTCTGTTCATCTTTTTCCTTTTCTACTTGTTGAGCAATGAGTTCTACTAATATATCACCCATTACATTGTTGAGTTCTTCATCTTTATTTAGTTCATCGATGGTCTTGTCTTCCGTTGGTCTGACAATATCTCGTTGAAAATTTAGATGTTTTTTACCCTCAACAAATTCTACTTTCCCATACACATAAACTAATCCTTTGTATGGTTCTTCTAATAATTCGACACCTGCCATGTTGAGTTTATCATTCTCAACAATTCGGTATGCTCCACGGTCAAATAACTCAGGCATAAAACTCCTCTAACGTACTAGTACTGTACGATTCATATGCACTCTTACAGTCTACCTTGAATCTTCTGATAGACCCTATGTGTTTCATATCATCATATTTATTGAGTGCTGTTACGAAAGGATAGACCTTTGCAATCTTCATCATTTCTGCGTTATTCATTTCGTCTGTTCTAAACTCAGCACATCCACCCTCTTCGAATGCAGTATCCCATCGTGCCATGATAATTTCGTCTGATATAATATTCTTATATCCTCTCATCAAACACTCAAGTGTCAATACTAAATCTTCTCCGACCTGTGCTAACTCCCAGTCTACTTCATCTATGAACTCTGATAGTTTACTACCGTCTAACCAGTGTACTCCTAAGATATGTTTGAAGTTATAATACTGTTCACCGTATGGTGGTAGAGCAATCTCTCTGTTACCAATATGGATTGCACCCTCATCAAATAATCTGTTGACTTCTTTAAACCAGTACTCCCAGTCTTCGAGTGTCATAAGTCTCTTAGACATGTCCATGTTAGATGACTGACCGTAATACTTACCATTCCTACGATACATTTTAATATCGTCATCAATCATACCAAATCTATTGTTACCAGCGTGACGATAGATTAGTTCTCTTGTTCTTGCGATACCAATATCGTTACCAACAATCATCTTCTCAACGTCATACTTGTCATACATATTTTCTTCTTGTTTCTGTACAACAAGAATCACATTACTCAAGATTTCCTTGGGTAAGTGTTCAAGTGTCAACTGATTGTCGACTCTTCTATATGTCGGTATGTAAATTCTCATTCTTTCCAAATATATGTTGATTCACTTGTAGTGCTATCAAAGATGTTTGGGTGTTCCATCAAAGCACGTCTGTATGGAGTCCACTTGATTCCTCTACCCCATCCCATCATTTGATATAGTTCTCTCTTAGTAATCTCTCCGTGGTCTTTGATTATATCTACCATTTCTAGATACTTCTCTGACTCTTCCATTCGGTGTGTACTATCAACAATCTCTTTGATGTTATCCACCATCTTAATCATTTCATCTTTATATAATAGATTGTCTCTTAACCACTGTTGTGCTGTTCTAGACTTTTCATTTCTGTAATCAACATCATCTAGATATTTTTCTAGAAGAGCAATTGATTCATCTGTTGTAGTAAAGAAGTCTGCATTGTCTTGTAGTTCATGATAATATTCACCATCATAAAAAATGTATGGACATCCATTCATTAATCCATCCGTAGCAGCGACACTCCACCCACCATACTTCTGTTGTGGTGCAAAACCAACACAACAATCTCTTAGTTTATTGTAGTATCCTTTCTTATCAAACTTCTCGTTGGTCATGTATTCACGTGGAACATCACCTTCAAATAATGGAATCCATACTTTAAAGTCTTGTCGTTTTTTCCATAGCAAATCCATAGTTCCAACAAATTGCCAGAAGTGTTTGTATGCTTCACATCTATGATTGAATACAATAATCTTTTCAGGTTTCTCGTTTGGTTCTACAATGTCTTCTTCTTTGACACCCAAGTGTTGTACTTTTAAAATCTCATCCAGTTTATGTACTGCTTGAAAGTTGAAGTTTTGTCTTGCTTGTTCTAGAACCATACGTTTCTGTTCGTAAGTGTTTATATAACAGTTCTCATACTCCATGAGTCCTAACATGTTCTGATTGAAAGCACCTTTGTACCATGCAACGATATGGTCAAAGTCGAACCAGTGTGCATATCCCATCACCTTTGGTGTATGGTGTGTTAAGTTATACATGGTATTGACAAGTTGATGTGTATGTTCAGGCAAGTGTGACATGACGATATCAAAATCTCTATCATGACTCAACAGTGTTTTGATATGTTGTACATCAAAATGACTTCTCATTGCTGGTGGATATGTTGGTAGTGATGCGAATACCTGTTCGGTATTATCAAAATTTAATCCATCAATAAATTCAGGTGATATGATATGCCAAAAGAAATTCTCACCTTGTGTTTCACGAATCATATTCTTTAACACTTGGACATAAGAATCTTTCTCTAAGTCTTTCTGCCATGTAATGTTAGGATAGACAAGAATCCTAATTGTCTTTGCTACATCTTTATCTGAGTAAAATTTATCTAGCATAATATATTGGAGCGGGATAACAGAATCGAACTGTTATCTAAGAGTTGGTAACCCCTCGTAATGACCGTTATACTAATCCCGCTTTGTTCCTTAAGTTCGTGGTTGAAAAAGAGTGTTGTCTATTAGTGTAATAGATTTCATGCAATCCTTTCCCTGTAAAATCTTTATCTATGTAATCTTCACCTACGAATCTTACATGGAATTCTGTTGACTCGATTAAATCTAACAGCGACTGTTCAGTGTCATAAGGTAGAATCTCATCTACGTACTTGACTGCTTGTAGTTGTATGTACCTTTCATACACTGACTGTACTGGTTGATTCTTTTCTTGTCTATCTATTGATGGGTCTGTTTGTAAACCTACGATGAGATAATCACAATTCTCTTTTGCTTCTTTCATCATGACGATATGACCAGCATGTAACAGGTCAAATGCACCACATGTAAATCCTTTTCTCATCTTATAATATCAATTTTGTTCATGGTATCTTGATTCCATACTTCTAGTTCTGTTCTCAATCTACCTTGTTCCTTTATCTTTTCAAATCTCTTGGATGCATGTTTCTTCCACCATGCAATCACATTGTCAAATTCAAATCTATCAAAGTTCTCTGCTTTATTTAGCGTTTCTGTTTTACCCAATAATACGTCACGTGTATTAGAGTAACCATACTCTGACATGTAAAATCTTTTCTGAGTTGTAACACCACTTGCATTCTCTATGGATTTACAAAACAACTCATATGCTTTTTGGTCGTGTTGTTTCAAACTATTCTTGATGATACTTACCATCTTAGTTTGCATTTTTAGTTTACGGGATGAAGCACCTTTGTGTATAAGTTCTTCACCATCGTTTCTATCAGTGAACCAATCTCTCAGTTCAAAGTAAAGTTCTTCACCAAGTGTAAGAAGAAACTTACTCTCAGTGTCACCCTTGTATCTCAAGTATGGTCTCATACCATCGTACATACTTGCACCTTTGATGTTACCATACAAAGATGTAGTTTCAAATAAACAAAACTCTGTATTATATTTAGCGTTCAACATTCTTCTACTTTCATGTGAACAACATAGAGCCGCAAGTAATTTACCACCAAGATAATTGTATCCGAATGGTTGTACAGGGACAATATTGAATCCCATGATTGCACGTTTGTTGAAGATATCTAAGTCGGGTGTCTCACCAAGATATTCGTTACGTGGTTTTGAATTGATTAGTGGTGAACCAAATCTTATGAATCCACATATCGTGTTCGTGTTTGTTTCTTTGACAACAAGTTTTAGTGTCTTGCCTGGGTTCTCATCGGGTGAGAATGATGCAGTCTTTTCCAACATCGCATCAAATGTTTCTGTTGGAATCGACTGCAATTTGAAGGACATATCTTGAGGATGCATGTCATAGTTTTGAAACATGTCATCCTCAAGACCAAATCCAAACAACGGAGCAGGTATATCTTTAACTCGTTCTATTTTTCTAGAACGAAAGTAGTCATCAATACGATTGAAGTCCTTGAAGTATTCAATCAATTTTTGAGCTGCAAAGATTGAGTCTGCTCTGTTGAGTATCATAGATTTGCTAGTACGTTCTCAGGCGTTGAGACCTCATAAGGGTCTGTTTCAATGTTGTCATCTTTACCTTCTTCTACGAAGAGTTGTTCAATGACACCATCGTTTACCACCATTGCATATCTCCAAGACCTAATACCGAAACCGACATTTGCCTTTTGGACACTCATACCCATACCTTCAGTGAACTCTCCGTTACCATCGGGTAATGGATATACGTTCTGTACTTCTTGTGCATCGAACCATGCATTCATTACGAATGAATCGTTCACTGATAAACAATAAATCTGTTCGATTCCTTTCTCTTGGAAATCACCGAACATTGTATCAAAGCCAGGAAGTTGGTATGTAGAACAAGTTGGTGTAAATGCGCCTGGCAACGAGAATATGATAACTCTCTTACCAGCAAGTTGTTCTCCAGTCTCCATCGGTCTGAACTCCCCATCAACTCTGATTGGAAGCACGACATTTGGGACTCTATCACCTACGTTTAACATAATATAATTCTCCTTTATATAAAGATACACCCATTATAGAACAAATGGGTGCATCTGTAAAGGGGGTTTTAAGAGATTTCGATAACTTGTGGTTTATCTTCTTCGGGTATTTCTCTTTTCAAGTATACAAACAAGATACCATCTACCATTTCAGATGATTCAACTTTGATATCATCAGCAAGTGTAAATGACCTCTTGAAAGAACGTGATGCAAGACCTCGGTGTATGTAAGACATACCCTCTGCTTTGTCATCTTTCTTACCCTCAATGGATAGAATCTCTTTCTCTTTAGTGATTGTGATATCATCCTTTGTGAAACCAGCAACAGAAAGTTCGATACTGAAGTTTTCAGAATCATGCTTTACAATGTTGTAAGGTGGATAAGAATCCCCTTGTCTTGGGGCGTTTTCTAGTAGTGAAAAGGTTCTGTCGAACCCGATTGCGAATGGGAAGGACTTCCCAAAGACTTCGTCATAGATAGTCATATTTTTTCTCCTTATTTAAGCAAGTTAATATTTCCTAACCCCTAATGGGCATTAGGTGTAGAGAACCGAGCTCTTTTGAAGACTTGGGGTCACTAGATGTCGGCGTTGCCCAATCCTAGTTCCAAATCCGAGCTCTTTTTAAGTTCTCGTACCTATTATATAGTGTTTTTTATAGAAATTTCAAGGGGCTTTTTAAAAAAAAATTATCTTTTTTCACATCTTCTACTTGCACGGTCTATAACTTTTAAATTATTGTCAACAACATATGCTGTCATTAACATAGGAAAAATCATATCACCTTTGGTCAAAAGATTTTCTGAATACAAAGAATTAAAAGGAGATAGAAAAACTGTTTTGTGAATTATCAATCTATCTCTATGAGGAACTGAAGGTAAAAGAGGATTTGCTTCAAAGACACAATCATAATCCATTCCTCGTTGTGTTGTCCAAACATCTGCAACTTGTAATACCCAAAATGTATACCATAGAATTGAGTCTACTGGGTCGTTAGTCCATGAGTGGGGTGTAAATTCTAACTTTCTCAGATTTGCCTTTAACGAGTATTCTGTCGACTTCAGTGAATGCTCTAGAAGGACACTGTCGATATGTTTCTTCTGATAACAACAAGTCCACCCCATCATAATTTCTTGTTTGTCCTTCGAGTCTAGCTCCAAGGTTGACGGCATCTCCAATGACGGAATAGTCAAATCTAATTTCTGACCCCATGTTTCCGACAATACATTCTCCTGTGCTAATGCCGATACCGACATTAATAGGAGGCAGATTGAGAGGAGATAATTCTTCATTTAATTGTTTAGTTGCTTCTAATACTTCTAGAGCGGATTTCACTGCAAGGTCGGCGTGGTCTTCACAATCAAGTGGAGCATTCCAAAATGCCATGATACAATCGCCCATATATTTGTCTATTGTACCATTATTATTTATTATAATCTTTGTTTGGACATCTAGAAACTTGTTTATCAGTTCAACTAAACCTTCGGGGTCATCCTTATTTTTATATGCTTCTGAGATAGGAGTAAACCCACATATATCCATGAACATGAATGTCATCTCCTTTCTTTCTCCACCAAGTTTCAATAATTCGGGGTTCTCTGCAAGTCGGTTAACCATGTCAGGCGATAAATACTTTTGGAACTGTTTTCTAATTTGTTCCTTGAGTTGATACGTTGTATAGTACTGATTAAATGATGCATGACCGAAAACTATCAAGGAGGCGATAGATGAGTAGAAAGTATCGAAAAGAACGTAACTGGAAGTCCACACATAGAAACCCCCGCCCACCTGAAGTCCAACAATACCTAGACAAACTATCCCCGATAGAATTGTGGGAGCGTTGTAAACCACTGCAAGGATTATTAGTAGGACTGACAAAAGAAGAAGTAATTCAACGAATTCAAGATAGTCGGATACTTGTATACGAACTTCTTGCATCAAGGTATGGATATGGTTTGCTTGAACTTCGTGGGGATACATTACACCCACTGGGGTTGAAGATGGATTGTTCAGACCTTCTGCAGTTAGACCCCATACAAGAATCTTATTCTCCACATCTGCTGTAAGTAAATCGGAAGCACTTATTCTATCAAAGTGATTCCAGTAGGTGACCATAACATCACTCGTAGGAGTGGTGACAATAGGTTTGTCTCTACCCATTCGTATCCATTCGATACCAGTCTCGGGTGTTACACGTGTTTGATAGTTAGGTAAATCATAATAAGCACGAAGTGTTTCTAATGCGAGTGATGGATAAACCTGTTCGTTTGCGTATACGATTAATGGAATTGACCTGACTGTTCCATCAAAGTTTGGTGTTCCTGATACACTAGGTGTTGCAGTTGTAACCCCTACACCATAAGTATTGTCCTGAAGTATCTCTATTGGAGATGCGATACCTGAGAACTCCCATATAGAATCTTTAATATCTCCACCACCAAAAACACTTGTCCTTACAAATGGAGCAGAACCTTTATCTGTTTGCGTGGTTGGAGATGCAGATAAGATTGATAATCTATTTACAAGACCTTCTGCAAATGCTTCATCTCCTGAAAACCTATCGGGTTCTGCAAACAGAATACTAAAAACATGAGTGTTAGTGTAACTAGTGTTAAGTAATAAATCTCTATAGACATCCCTGGGCCATGGGAACTGACCATATTCTTCTAGAGATTTTTCATCGATATCTACGAGAACGATATCGGGAACGTGGACTTTCTCTTCTTGTTGATGTAAAAAATCAAACCAAGACCACTTTATATTTTCAACAATATATGGATTCCAAACTTTAAGTCCAAACAAAACACCGATGGTGAGAAGGACTACCTTCCAATTATACATTATCTTTTTTAGATTCCCAATCCTCTATTGCTTTTCTAATTGATTCTTCTGCGAGAACACTACAATGGATTTTAATAGCAGGTAATTCTAATGCTTCTGCTATGTCTTTGTCTCTGATTTCTTTTGCTTCTTCTATAGTTCTACCCTTGAGTAAATCTACGAACATAGATGCTGATGCAATTGCACTTCCACATCCATACGTTTTAAATTTAACATCTACGATTCTCTCTTCTTCATCTAACTTGAGTTGAAGTCTCATGACATCACCACATGCAGGCGCTCCTGCCATTCCTGTTGCGACATCTTTGTCTTTAGGGTCGAATCTTCCTACAGAGAATTGTTCAGGTGCATTCGTTACCGCTTCGAATCTATCTAAAACTTTTTGTGAATAAGGCATGTTAGTATTTATACACGTATACGTGTTTTCCTTTAGTCCAGTGGTAGTAAGCACTTCCTTCTTCTAGTGCTGTCTTTATACGTTGTGCAAAAGGTTTAAGATTACCGTGACCGTCTTTAGTTCTAATAGTCTTGTCATGATATCTCTTACCCTCATGTATGATTACTTTGTCATACTTTGTCATACCGACTTTCTCGAAGTTAGTCGCTTGGTAGATAATACCCTTATGACCAAACTCTTCGTCTGCATAACTGACTACAGTTTTACCACCCCAATCTTTTTTTAGAAGTCTAAGAGAAGCACCAATGAAAAAACTTTCAGTGTTCTTTGGAGTGTCATCGACACAACATAATCTTCTGAGTTCGATTACATCTTCTTTACACTCACCGTATTTCATCCACTGATTTGCCATTGCAAATCTACCATAGAACATTGCACCTTTCATTTGTTCTTCGTGGAACAATGCATAACAGTAATCTGCGATACATCCGTTGATTGATTTTGAATAGTGGTG